CCTAACCCCCGTCAGGTTGACTTCATTCAGATTCCTTTCAGTGTTTTCGAGGCACTTTATGGAGGGGCCGCCGGTGGTGGGAAGTCTGAGCTTCTGCTTATGCTTCCCATCATTTACGGGTTTCACGAGATATCTGGCTTCAGAGGCATACTGTTTAGGAGGACATTCCCTCAACTTGAGGAGTCGCTGATACCACGAAGCAGGGAGTTCTACAAGCATCTCGGCGCGACGTATAACGACACGAAGCATCTCTGGACGTTTCCTTCAGGCGCAGTCATACGGTTCTCATATCTCGATAAAGACTCGGATGCGAGGGATCACGATACAGCGGAATACCATTACGCCGGGTTCGACGAACTCACGGCGTTCACGGATTTCATGTATCGTTATATCACCTCCCGAGTTAGAAGCACTCTTGCAGGAGTTCCGGCTCTAGTAAGAACAGCGACTAACCCTGGTAACATCGGACACGTTTGGGTTAGAGACAGATTCGTTGCTCCAGCACCAGAGGGCAACAAGATAATTTTCGACGAGATAGCTCGTTCTAAGCGGGTATTCGTTCCAGCTAAGCTGACGGATAACCCGCACTTGATGGAGAGAGATCCCGATTACATCAATCGGTTGAAGATCCTACCCATCGCAGAGCAGAAGGCTAAACTAGAAGGAGATTGGTGGACATTTAGTGGCCAAGTCTTTGAGCAATACCGTGAGCGACCCTTCTCAGATGAGCCAGCCAATGCTTGTCACGTTGTTGACGACTTCGAGCCTCCTGAGTGGTGGCCACGAATTGTCGCAGCTGATTGGGGTTATACGGCTCACACATGGGTTGGATGGGGCGCAATATCACCAGATTCGCGGGTCTTTCTTTACCGTGAATACTGTCACCACCGAGAAGATGTTTCAGTCTGGGGGGCCAACATACGCCGTGCCTCTCAGTATGAACTAGATAATATCGTCGCAAAGATCCTCGATCCATCAGCATGGCAGAAGCGGGGAGTTGAGACGATAGCTGAGCAGGTCATAAAGTCTACAGGATGGAATGATTGGGAACCAGCAGACAATGATCGTATCGGTGGGAAGATGCTGGTCCACGAGTTCCTCCGATGGAGACCTCGTCCTGCGAGATACATTCCTAAAGAGGGATACAAGGACGAGACCTTCCAATGGACTTTAAGAAATAGAGGTAGTGAGGCAGCAGCCGAATACTACAAGATGTTTGAGCCTGAGCCAGAGGAGTTGAACATTCCTCGGCTCCAGATTTGTAGAAGTGCTGTGGAACTCAGAAGGACGATTCCACTGTGCGTTTATGCAGAGAAGAATGGAATCTCCACAGAGGATGTTGCAGAGTGGCAGGGAACTGAGGACCACGCTGGTGACGATCCTTACGATGGTGTCCGATATCTTCTCAAGGCTGTAGATAGATTCTGCAAGCAGTCAGCGAGAGAGCATACGAAAAGGTCGAGACTCTCTGCAATACATGAGCAACTCGCAGCAACGGGTAACTGGAATGCCTACTATCGTCAGATGGGTAAGTTCGAGGCAGACCAATCTAAGGTAGTAGGAATCTGGAGAGGGCGGAATCGTGGACGTCATTTCGTGGCTGGCAGAGCGTCTCGGGCTAGTTAGACAAGAGGATCTCAACGCTGAGGTCCATGCCCGATTCGAGCAGCAGAAGGTCGCATTGCGATTGCAGGAGCAGTGCGAGGATCTCATTGCCGAACGTATCGACAACCTCGACGAGATCATGAAGGCCAACAAGAAGATTGCAGAGTTGGAGCAGATTGCAGCCCGAGAAGATGAACGCGCGCACAATGCTCTTGCTCGTGTTGATGATCTGACTGGAGAGATTGAATATCTCAGGGGTCAGGTCACAATCTACCAGCAGCGACTTGGACTGCTCCCCGCTCAGAAAGAAGTTAGAGAGGGACCAGCCCTGAAACCAATGAGGATTGCGAGAGAGCCATTCGCTTCAGTTCAGGCCAAGGTCCAGAGTCAGAGGACCGAGGAATACTGGAAGGCTCGTGCGGCTGCCGTTGACGCTGGCACCACTGCTGTCACCGAAGGACAGAAATGAACGAAGAAGTTCTCGAAGAAGGCGTTGAACCACCGCCGCCAACAGACTTCGAGGAGATCCCTCCAGAGATCCCGGAGGAAGTAGCTCCCGTTGAAACAGAGCCGGAATTGCTCTGTGACTCGGAGATCGGGAAACTTCTGTCTCAACTCGTCGATACTCTCGAACATCCTGAGAAAACTGCCCGTGAGTTGATGGTTCGGATCTGGAAGAAGCACGAGAACTACTGGAGAGATCGTCAATATATCATCTGGGATGAGATCTCTCAGGATTGGCGCACGCCTACCGAGCTAAAGGAGTTCGACAACTCCCTCGACATCGACCCGGCTGCCTATGCCAAGGTCGTCAACATCTATAAAGCTCACGGGGAGGCAATTATCTCCGCTCTTTCGGCAGGATTGCCACACGTGAGGTTCTTCCCAGACGACGCAGACTCTCAAGACGACGTTTTCACGGCGAAAAGCTACACGAAAATCTCCGAACTCCTCCAGAAACGGAATAAAGGACAGCTTCTTTTCATACGCGCACTGTTTCTCCTCTACAATTCTGGGACGATCTTCGCTTACAACGAGAACAAGGACACAACCAAGTTCGGAACTGTCAAGAGAACCCAGACTGCTGAAGTCCCCGTCATAAATCGGCAGAAGTTCTGTCCGAATTGTGGATTCATGATGGGTTCGGAGCAGTTCGATGCTCCCCCTCCCATGATGCCGCCTCCGATGCCAGGCTCAGAGATGGCACCACCGATGGGACCGGAAATGGGTGCGCCCCCGATGCCACCTTCTCCAATGGAAGCGCCTCCAATGGGGCCGGAAAGTGTTCAGGGAGCGAACGGTTTACCCCCAGCAGGCCCACCACCCTGTCCAAACTGTGGTGTCGCAGTAGAACCGGACTTCGAGGATTACGAAGAGATCATTCCCCGTGTCATCGGCAACACAGAGGAACCAAAGTCGCACGAGTGCATCGAAGTCTTCGGTCCACTCCACGTCAAGATGCCGCTCTGGGTCCAGCAGCAATCTCAGACGCCCTACATCACCCTCGAAACTGAGGAAGATGAGGCAATGCTTCAGGATCTTTACCCTGAAGTGGCGGATAAGATTACTCCTAGCACTGACACGGAGAGATATGAACGATACGGACGAGAAAACACCGATTACCGTGGTGATATTCCTCTGCATCTGTGCACTCTGCGGCGCACTTGGATTCGTCCTTGGGCGTATAACCGCCTAGGATACAAGGATCACTCAGAGGACATTGCCAAGCTCAAGGCTGCCTTTCCAGAGGGTGTCTACGTCGTCAAGATCAACGATCTCATTGCAGAAGCGATTGAGGATCGGATCGACGATCACTGGACTGTCAATCTCAACCCCCTCTCCAATCACGCGCACGGAGATCCCCTGAGTCAGTCGCTCATTCCGGTGCAGGACATCACGAACGAGCTGACGAATCTGACTCTGGAGACGATCGAGTTCGGTATCCCGGAGACGTTCTATGACTCCGAGACTATTGAGCAGGACGCCTACAATAAGTCGGAAGCTCGACCTGGTATGCTCTATCCAGCGAAGGCTAGGCCCACGATGGGTCTTGACTCTTCGTTCCATACTATCAAGACTGCAACGCTGGGACAGGAAGTAGCTAGCTTCTCTGACAAGATGACCCAGGCAGGTCAGTTCGTGTCGGGAGCCATGCCTACGATCTGGGGTGGCGCGCTCGAAGGTTCGGGTGGGACGGCAAAGGAAGTAGAGAACGCTAGGGCCATGTCCCTGCAGCGCCTCAACTTGACTTGGACTATGGTCAAGATGTGGTGGGCAGACGTTATGTCCAAGGCTGTCCGATCCTTTGCTGTCAACATGAAGGACGATGAGAAGTTCGTCCAGAGTAAGGGCAACAACTTCGTCAACGTCTGGATTCGACAGGCTGAGATGAATGGGAAGGTTGGTCAGGTCGAGGCAGATATCTCTGAAGCATTCCCAGTCTCATGGGCGCAGAAGCGTGACATTCTCATGGGACTCATCAACACCAAGCATCCACTGGTTGACACCGTGTTAGGTCATCCTGAGAATGCTGGCATCGTAGCAGCGACTGTGGGATTCCCGGATCTCTATATCCCCGGTGATGATTCTCGAAGCAAGCAGCTTCACGAAATCTCTATCCTCCTACAGGGTCAACCGATGCCAATGGGTATGCCAGGACCTGATGGTCAGGAAGCCTTGCAACCCACGGTGATGCCGGAGAAGTGGGAGAACCACATAGTGGAAGCTGAGACTATTAAGGCTTGGCTCAACTCCGAGGTTGGTATCGAGACGAAGGCCACGAAGCCCCCGGCCTACATGAACGTCGTTGCTCATCTTCAGGCTCATGAGTTCTTCATCGGTATGGAGGCTGAGGCTGAAGCAGAGAATGAAGAAGAGGACGGGGAAAAGGAATCGGACAACTCTAACTCTAACGAAGGTGCGTGATGTTCGGAAAACTTTTCGGAAAGCTCAGATTCTTTCAGTTGTTACACGATGACGAGGACGGTCCCGGCGACGTGGCAGATGTTCCCCTTGGTCACACGGGGGACATGGAGATTCTCGAAAGGGGCGTCGAGGACGATGATGAGGAGGTTGTAGAGGAGGGGGAAGAAGCTCCCGAGACCTTCGCCAAGAAAGACGACGACGAGGATAAAGACAAAGAAACTGAGGAAGAA